AAAATTATTGCGTAAATTATTGTTATGAAAATTTGCAACCTCTACATCGGCTTCTATCCAAGCCAAACCTCCCAGATATTCTGGCAATGGGTAATGTTTAACACCAGCCGAATAAACACGATAGTAAAACAATTGTCTGCCTTGTCTTGTGTTATGGTCAAATTTTGCAATGTGTTCTATGTCTTTATCGTGTGGAAAAACTTGATTGCCTAATTCATCATACCAAGTTGCAATTTGAAATCCGTTGTTATCACGATTAACCCTTATTTTTTCAAATGGAATATGCTCATAACAATGGATTGTTCCTAATTTACTCCAAGTTACCGCAACGGCAAAGCCGTTAAATAGTTCAAGGTCAAGGATAAGTTTTTCTGTAACATCGTTTAAATCTTCATCCCTATTTGCGTTGTTAAAAAATTTGTTATAAACGGCTTGTTCTTCTAATGTTGATTCTTGTGTTATCCTCCATCCTTTGCCGTAAATGTAATTTGTTTTTCCATTTACAATTGCATTGTGTTTGGAACTTCTTCGGTACATATCCAACAAATAATATGGGTATTCATTGTTAATACCATAGGTAATAAATTTACCAGTTTTGTTATCAAGCATAATGGGAACTTTATGCTCAATCCCAGACCATTGCATAAATTTCTGTGCAATTTGTTTTTTATCAGTTTGCATATTCTTTATATGTTATATCTTCTGCATATTTTTTAACAACTTGTTCGGCTAATTCTACATAAGCAATACCAGTTTCTACAACACCAGTTGCATCATTAATTCCAGTTGTGCAATCATACACAATGTATTTATAAGTGCCTTCGTTAATGTCTGGAATGTCAAATCTAAATACATCGTATCTGCTTGGCTTTGTTGTTAAGTTGTTTGTCTTTGTTATTAAAATATCTGTTGTTTCATTGGATGATAAACTTGTTAATTGTAACAAATATTTTGTTCCAGACCTTTGCCGTTCAAACCAAGTAACATTAATTCTGTTATTGCTATTTGTTATAAGGTATAACATTGCCTTTTAATACAAATACTTGTTTGTCAAAATGTTACTAATTTTCTGTCAATTGTTTGTATAACTCATAACGCTTTTGCCCAGTTTTATTAATGTCAAACATTTGCTTTATGTCTTGTGTTAAATTGTTAGCCAATTCAATCCGCATTGCTTCATCATTTATTAAGGCTTTCATCGCCTTATACCAACCGCTTTTCTTATTTTGTGGTATTAATATGCCGTTTTTGTTGTTTGTTATAACATCGGAATAAGGAATTATATCGGATGCAATTATGGCTTTGTTCATCCATCCAGCCTCTACTATTTTCAATTCGCTTTTTAATTTGTTAAACTTTGTATCTTTCAATGGAGCAAGGGCAACATTAACAAAGTTGTAACCGCTAACATAAGAATAAATGTCTGCCGCTTTTATTCTGCCGTAGTTTTCGTTTTGATGATTGTTACTAAATACTTTTTCGTATCCTTCATAAATTGGATTAGGCTCATTCCATCCAGCCAAATACAATCTATAACGATTATTTAATGTGTTGTCATAACACAACGATTGCATTGATTCACGCATTAATTCAATGTCTTCTGTATGTTGTGCCGCTCCAAACCAACCAAATTTTGTCAATTCTTTTTCTTGTTCTTGGTTTGGGTCTGGAATAAACTGCTCGTATTTCTCATATGGCTCATTAGGCAGTATTGTTATATTCTTATTTAACACAGATATTTTTTCTGCTAAATGTGTTGTGGTGGTTATAATGTGGTCTGCTAACCTCATTTGTTGCCTTAATTTTTCATCTGTTTTGTTTTTTGTATAATCGGCATACATTGGATGACCGCTTTCTAATGTCCAATAATCGTCCATATCTAACACAACTTTTGCACCTAATGAACGCAACATATTGTACATTTTCTCTACATCTTCGGCATCCCCTAACAACCAATAACGATTAAACAGAAAAATGTCAATCTTTTCTAATTGCTCCTTTGTCAAATTTAACAAAGAATCCGTGCTAACAAATTCTACATCTGGATAATTATCAGCAATATACGCATTAGGCATTTCTAATCGGTAATAACTGCAACCAGTCGGATGCACATTGTAACAAATGCAAATTCTCATTTCATAACAAATTTCCGCAAATATAACAAAGCCTCCCCATTTCTGGAGAGGCTCTGTCAACCAACTAAATTAAAGAATGAAACCTTACAAATATAACACTACTTTGGGCATTATGCACCTACCATTGTTGTAGTACTTGTAATTGTTGCTAACAATGAACCAGATACTTCCAACATTGGTCGGCTTTCCATTCCAGTCATTGTAAATGAATAACCATTGCGGTCACCAAATGCCGTACCAGAATCTTGTGAACCAGACAACATATCCAGAGCATTGTCAATTCCTAACAACCAATACCTTCCATTCCTATCCTCCGCAATTGCTACCAATTGTCCTTGTGCTAACAAAGCCAGTTGGTTTCTTACTTGCGTTTGCAATTTGTTAATAACAAATGTCGCTTCTGGTTGGTAAAATGTTGTTCCGTTTTCTATACTACCAACAATTGTTTCCTTGAACATTGATGTTGCCTTGGTCAAATTGTATGTATAGAAAGCATTGTTACCACCAGTACCAGCACTTGCATACCCAGTCATAGCAGTAACAACATTTGCAGTTGTTACGGATACTGAACCAGTTGTGTTAAAATTCGCAATGCGAATTGTTTTCATTCCTCCGACATTGTTCCTTGAACAACCCAGAGAATAGCCACTTGTTAGGGTACACATATTGTTATAACTTAATTACGCTTGTGTCCAACGAACAATCTCATCTCCATAGGCTACTTGCACTCCAGCCTTCCAAGAGGCTTGTGTGCGTACTTCATCGTTATCTTTTGAATACCAAATGTTAAATTGTTCTTCATCCGAAAGCAAATCCGTTCCGTAAAACAAGTTTGTAGTATGTGTTGCAACAATATGTCGCTTGGAAGCAATGTTACCATTCAAACCATTTACCGCTACAACTTTCATTGTAGTACCTGGAAATGTTATCTCTCCATTAGCCAATGCGTTAGGGTCTTGATACCAGTTGAAATAGTTTTTATCAACTACGGCATTGCACAAAGTACGGAAAGTATCCCAACCACAGAATGCAACCAAGTTATCTCTACCAATAATTGCGGCTGGTACGGCTTCGTAGATAGTGTTAAAAATGCCGATAATGTTACCAGTTGTAATGGTAGTAGTATTTGCAGTATTAGCACTAACAACAGAACCAGTCAAATCAGCCGCAGTTAGCAAACTGATAATACCAGAGAAATAAGCGTTACCAGACCAAATTGCAGTTTCCATTGCTGCAGCAATTTTCTTTACTTTCAATTCTGCAAATTGTTGTTCAAATGGAATTGATTCATCACCTTTGTTAGAACCAGCCAACAATTGAGTTTGAATCCAGTATTGTTCCAATTCCCTTGGACACAAGGTTTCTTGCGTTTTCATTCGCCCAACCGTCAATACTCTGTTACTCAATGTGGTAGTACCACTTGATGTGTAACCACAAGACGCACCACTTTGTAATGTTAGCGTTGTGTCCATCAAGTTCAATGCGGCAGAACTTTTAATCCCAACTTGGGGAGTAAAATATTTTGCACTACGAGCATCAAAGATTGCTTTGGTAATCAAAGGCAATCTGTTTTGTTCCGTGTAAACCGAAAGGTTTCCAAAATTGTAAGCCATTTTGTTTTGTGTTTAGATTGTTTATTTGTTTTTAAGTTTTCTTAATGTGTCTGCTATTTGTGAAAAGTTTTGTTCTTGTGTTGTCTTTTTGTTTTCAATAATTGCGTTTGCTGTTACTTTGTTTGTTTCAGTTGGCTCATTACCAATTTTCTCTACAATGTCAACAACGGAATTAATCTGTGTTGCGAACAATGACATTTTCTCTTTCATCGTTCCCATTTCGGAATAAGCACCTTTTAGTTCTTCCATAATTGCAACTAAATGTTTTTTAACAATTTCTTCAACTATTTCTGGTGTTAATTCTGGATAGCCAGTTGCAATTTCTTCTGTAACATCATTTGCAATTTCTGGTGTAATTTCCAATTTTTCTTCAACAATTGGTTCTTGCGTTGCTACAATTTCGCTAATCTTACCGCCAAGTGTTGTAACAACACCTATACCCTCAATAGTATGCTCCCCATCTGGAGCTGGTAAAACCTCCGTATCTGTAACAACAAATACCTCTGCACCAGTTACCAAATCCCCATTAATGCGGATTCGTGTACCATCAGCCAATGTATAATCGGCAAATTTTTGTTGTGTTGTGAAACTGCGTAAAGTTGAACGCAAGGCTTCAATTGATTCTTTTAAGTTCATCATTTGTTATAATTATTTGTTTCGGTTAAATGTTGCAAAAAATATGTCAAATCTTCAATTAATCCATTAAATGACAATTCTACATCTGTTGTTGCTGGTTTCATTCCAAACAATCCTTCAACACTAAATCCAGTAAATGCTTTGCGGTTATCCCAAACCTCTTGATTTTCAACCTTAAACGAACCAAACCAAGACCCATCCGTTACATCTTCGTAACCGACTGGTGGATTAATGCCTCTCTCTTTGTCAATTATGTAACTTTCAAACATATACACACCATCCAATTCTGTGTTATGAAACGCATTGACATTATGCTGATTCCCTTGCTTAAAATATTTCTGGACAATCTTACGAATTGTTTGTTTGTCAAACACAACATAATATTGCCCATATGTAGAATCCTCACGGAAAATCGGAACATCCGCTAACATCAAAGGTCCAGACAAAACTCTTTGTTCGTTTGTTTCCTTAAACCTCTGTTTGGTCTGTTTGTCAAACGCTTGGAAAGGTTTTTCTATTGCTGGTAAATCAACCAAACTAACATATTGCACACCTTCCGTTAATTCGTCAATTGTCATCTTATAAACTGGAAAATCCATATCGTTAAATAACATTAATTGCCTAATGTTGCAAATTCTTGTAGCCGTTGGATTCGTGTGTTAGTTTGTGTTATATCCCTTTCTACTACATAGGCTCTAATAGGTTGTGTTTCGCTTTGATTGTTGTTATTGTTGTTTTGTGTATTGTTATTGTTTGGGTTTGACAAATTGCCTAACGAACCATTTGGGTTTGTTGGACCACCACCAAATTGCGGTTGCGACATTCCAGAAAATCCACCGCTAACACTACCAGTTCCACTATCGGATGAATCAAAACTTGAACTATCAAATTGTGTTTTTGAAATTTTTATAACTCTGCCCAAACCGCTAACAATGGCTAATGCGGCCGCAATTTTTGCTCTTATTGGTGAATCTGGTAACAAATTTAATTGTGAATAATACGCTTTTTGTGATGCGGCATATGTGCTAATTATTGTTTCGGCTATTGCAAATTTTTTGTTTTGGTTAAATGCTTTTCTTTGTGCCGCTTCCGATTTACCAGCACTCCCAGTTATAACATCTTCTATTGCTCCAAAAACACTTGTCGTTCCTCGTTCTATTAAATCAAATGTATTTGCTTGTGCCTTCTCTTGAAAATCTTTTATTCCTTTTAATGTTTCGTCCATCCATTTCCCAAACGCATCTCTTTGTTTTTCTAAATTGTCCTCATTTTGTTCTTCTTGTTTTTTAGCGTATTCTCTGCGAATTGATAAAATTCTTTCTTGCAACAATTTTTCTAACGCAATTCTTTGTTCACTACCTTTTGCAAAAGCATTTAACAATTCTTGAAATTGTGATTCAATATCAATTATATCTTGTTCCTCTTGTGTTTTTCCAGCCTTTTGCAATTTAAGATTTTCGTCTTTTAAGAACTCAATGTATTTATCGTTTAATTGCTTTTTGTACTTTTGAACAACTGCGGCTTTTTCTTGCTCTTTAAGTATTAACAATTTCTTTTCTTCATCCGAACCAGCAATAACTTTCTTTCCTATTGCTTCGTATTTATCATCTATTGCATTTAACTCTTTTTGTTCTTCTAATTGGTTTGCATCCCTAATAAGTCTTTTTGCTTCTTCAATAAATTCTCTAACACTTTTTAGATTATCTTCTGCCGTTTTGTTAACATCTTTTGACGCATTTTTTACCGCTGTTTGAATACCAAGTTTTCCCTCTTGTGTTAAGATGGTCATTTGTTGTTTTAATATTGTGTTCTCATCTTGCAATTTTTTAATTTCATCAGTTACTTGACCAACTAATTTTACGCTTTCGCTAACATCAGCATTTGCGGCATCTGTGTTAGGATTCCGATATTGCATTCCACCACCGCCTCTTGCTCCTCCTTGTCTTAAAAATTCATCCCTTGCTGGGCCGTATGTCTTTTCCCATTCGTTAAATTTTATTTGTGCTTGTTTTTTGTCATCTATTGCTTTTTGATGTTCTTTAACTGAACCTCTTAATTCTTCAATTCTTTGTGCATTTTGATTTACTATTTGTTGTGTTTCTACATTACGCAATCTAATTCTTTCCGCAATTGTTTTTGCAATTTCTAATTCCGATGCATTACGCAGTTTTAAATTATTAACAATGATTGTGGTTTCGTTGTCAAATTGTTTTAATCTTGTTTCACTATTTGATTTTGTTGATTCAAAATCTTCTCTTGCTTTTGTTGCATCTTTTGTTGCCTTACTTGCTTTATTCATTGCCTCAACTAAATATGCAATACCAACTACCAATGCACCAATACCAGTTGTAGCCAACGCTATCTTAAATGCTCTTAAAGATATTGTTGCCGTTGCCGCAGTTGTTCCAGTAATACGCAAAATGCCGTTGTATATTCCCAAAGCAATTGCATTTGCTTTAATCATTATTTGGCTTTCTGCTTGTAACAAATTTGTTATTTCCGTAACACCATTTAACAAAGCCATTGAGCCTTGCACTTGCACTAACACTTTTTGCAATTCTTCGTTTTCATCACCGAACAAAGCGGCTGCACCTGAGCAATTGCAAAACCAGCCGCAACACCTCTTACCGCTTCGGAAAAAACTTCATTGTTCTTTGTATCACTACCAACATTTTTAATTGTTTGGCTAACATCACCTATAGTGTCATTTAGTTCCCCAGCCTCTGCCGATAACCTTCTAAATTCTTCTGTGTTTTGTTTTCCAGCAAGAGCCAATTGAACCATTTCTGCCTTTAATTCTTTCAACCTTGCTTTGGCTGATGTTATAGCATTACTGCTTTTATCTTCTGCCCCAATTGTTGCAACTACTTCATTCTTTTTAGCCATTGTTATATGTGTTTATTTTGTGTTATTTTAATTTATTTTATGTTATGTCGGACCAATACCCATTGCAACAAATGATATAGAACAAACTTTTGTGTTTTCAAAAGTGCTATTGCTATATTTATGTGTTACATCTAATCGCCAATAATCTCCGTTATCAACTGCACCAGTAACTTCGTATACTGCAAATCTGCTTTTATCTGTTATTTGTTGAATTTGCAAATACACATATACTGGAAAATTAACATAAGATTCCATTATCTGGAAAAATGCCTCAAAAATTGTTGCAGTTAAAAATTCTTTTTCATCTATATATATCATAGTAACTGCATTCAATGTGTTACTATCTGCCGAAAATTCCGCAGTTCCAGCGGATGGTGCAGTATTGCTGTTATTCCA